AATAAGCACTAGCAGCGGCAACCCCAGTGGCACGGTGACGTGTTCAGCGGCAGCCCTGGGCGTTAAGTCGGTCACAATTGCTGGCCTTACAGGGGCTTTAAAGGCTGGTGACGTGGTTAAGTTCTCAGGGCACACAAAGGTTTATATGTTGACCGCCGACCGGTCTGGCAATGGTGCAATGGCCTTTACGCCGGCTTTAATTAGCGCGGTCACAACGTCGGATACAGTCACCTATGCAAACGTGCCATTTACGGTTCGTTTATCTAATGATGTGCAAGGTTATAAACTGGGCGCGGGTAATTTCTTTAAATACGAAGTCGATTTTGTGGAGGCTTTATCTTGAGCAGACCCATAAATTCCGCAACCATTGCCGAACTAGCAAAAGACAGTTTTATAATGGCGCACCTGGTAAAGATCGACTTTGAAACAGCGATTTATATAACCGAATGCCCGCAAAATCTGGTTTATTCTGGCGATACCTACAACAGCAGCAGCGCGTTAAAAGGCATTAGCAGCGTCACGGAAACCAGCGAGGTTCAAGTGGGCGCGGTGAGCGTCACTTTATCTGGTGTTAGCCAGGAATATATCAGCATTTTATTAAGCCAGCCGTATATCGACAAACAGATAACGATTAACCGTGTTTTATTAAGCGAAAGTAATACCATCATTGGCGCGCCGATTAGCATTTATGACGGGCGCATTCAAAGTTTTTCAATTTCAGATAATGACGATACCAGCACGATTGTAATTTCGGCCAGTTCGCATTGGGCAGATTTCGACAAAAAAGCGGGTCGTAGGACCAACCACAACAGCCAGCAAATTTACTTCCCTGGTGATCTAGGTTTTGAATTTGCAGCCAACACCGTAAAAGACTTGAAATGGGGTCGCGCATAATGGGTTGGTTAAAAGATTTTATTAGCGACCCGATAGGCACAGCGATTGGCACTATTGGCCAAATCGGACAATCTATAATCGACTTTACGGTTGACAGTATAGGCGAAGTGGTTTCCTGGTTCGTAGAAATTCCAGATTATGATGATGCCGCCGAGCAATACGCAGGGGTTTTGGTTAACAAGCAGTCAAATATTGCAAGCCTACCAGTAATTTATGGCCAGCGAAAAGTCGGTGGAACCAGAATATTTATAGGTAGCAGCGGAACAGATAATATTTATTTATACATGGTCCTGGCTATATGCGAGGGCGAAATACATTCAATTGGTGATGTTTATATTAACGACGTTTTAAGCACGGATTCTAAATATTCTGGCTTACTAACGATTAATAAATACACCGGTACAGATAACCAGGCGGCAGATTCTACCCTGGTCAATGCAAACATTGGCTGGAATAGCGCGCACAAACTAAGTGGTGTTGCTTATTTGGCGATACGTTTTAAATGGGACCAGGACGCGTTTGGCTCCATTCCAACCGTCCATGCAATCGTGCAAGGCAAAAAAATTTACGATAGCCGCACCAGCGCCACAGCGACCGTGGCGAACAGTTCAAACCCGGCCTTGTGTTTGCGGGATTATTTGACCAATTCACGGTATGGCAAAGGCTTGGCAGCATCATTTATTGACGACACTTTATTTAACGCGGCAGCTAACAAATGTGACGCCCTGGTAACATCTTATACCGGCAGCTCAAACCAAAAGATTTTCACCTGTAACGCAGTTATCAACACCGGCCAAAGCCTAATTAATAACGTCAAAGTTATTTTATCCTCCATGCGCGGCATTATGCCTTACAGCCAGGGTAAATATGGGCTAGTTATTGAGGACCAGGGAAGCGCCACATTTGCTTTTGACGAGTCGCATATTATTGGCGGCATATCTATTCGCAGCGAATCAAAAAAGACAAAGTTTAATAGGGTCGTTGCCACCTTCCCGGACCCGTCGGCCAATTGGCAGTTAAACCAAATCGAATATCCCATTGCTGGAAGCGCAGAAGAGGCCGGATATTTAGCAGAGGATGGCGGCATTGAGTTGGTCAAGAATATGGACCTTTCATGCACGACCAACGTATACAGCGCCCAAGACATTGCCGAGATTGCACTAAAGCGTTCAAGAAATGCGTTAACCATGACGTTTAATGCCACAAGCGAAGCCCTAAATTGTTCTGTAGCGGACATTGTAAGCGTGACCCATTCAACACCAGGGTTTACGGCCAAAGCCTTCAGAGTGCAAAAATTAACGCTTAACCCAGACGGCACGGTGGCCGTATCATTAGTGGAACACCAGGATTCAATTTATCCCTGGTCCGTAAAAACGGAAGCGGATAATATCCCGGACACTAATTTACCGGACCCGTTTTTGGTTGCGTCACCATTGCCGACCGGCATATCAGAAGAATTATATATCACCGTTAATTCAAAGGGCACGCAAAGCAGGGCGATCTTTTCCTGGGCAGCGCCAAACGATGCGTTTGTGGTTAATTATGAAGCCGAATACAAAGCCAATGGCGCGTCGATTTATACGTTTATAACAACGACCAGCGCATTAAAAGCCAATGTGGATGATATTCCACCAGGGCAATATGATTTTAGAGCCAGGTCAATTAACTCACTGGGCGCTAAATCTGAGTGGGCTTATTTAAATAACAAGACAATATCAGGATTAACGGCCGTCCCTGGTGACGTTAATAACTTCTCCATTCGTGCCCTGGATGGTCAATGTCATTTAACCTGGTCCCGAATTACGGACCTAGACGTGATTAATGGTGGTTATGTTCGGATACGTCACAGCCGGTTAACCGCAAATGCCACCTGGGAAGATGGCCAGGACATTGGCGAAGCGATTGCAGGAAGCCAAACCTTTGCCGTGCTTCCATTATTGTCTGGCACATACATGGCCAAAGCCGTCGACGAAGGTGGCCGATTTAGCACCAATGCGAAATATTCAGTTACCACCGTGCCCAATATTTTAGATTTTAACGCCGTGGTTACAGCGACAGAAAACCCCAGTTTTGGCGGTAATAAAGTCGATATGATTGTCGATAGTAATGTTTTAAAACTGGACGGCGCGCCCAGGTATATATTAGCCGAAAACAGCGATTTTTTAATTGCCGAAAACGGCGACAGATTAGCGCGTGAAATTGGAGATATAGGCGTTATAGAATCCAGCGGGGCATATTATTTTGCAAATTCCGTGGACCTTGGCGAAACATACACCAGCCGTTTAACTGCCAATTTAAGTTCGTCCGTAACGGTCGCGTCAGACTTGATTGACTATCGGACCGCAAATATTGATACCTGGAACAATTTCGACGGCGCTAGTTCAGACGCAATCACCGCTGTTTTAGAATTAAGGACCACAAACAACAACCCGGCATCAAATCCCACCTGGACAGATTGGGCACCCTTTTTAGTGGGTGACTATCACGCCAGGGCGTATGAATTTAGAGTGATCGTCACTAACACCGATTCAGATTATAACATAGCAATAACAGCCCTTTCGGTGACGGTTGATATGCCCGACCGGGTGGAAAAAGCCAGCGATTTATCGGTGTCTGCAAGCAGTACAGCGGTTTCATTTGGCAGCAATTTTAAAGCGGTCCCGGTTGTTGGTGTCACCATGAACGATTCAAACAGCGGTGACTACTTTAGGGTCACAAGCAAAGCCAGGACAGGTTTTACGGTCCAGTGTTTTAATTCATCAAATACAGGCATTGCAAGGTCCATTAATTGGCAAGCAATTGGCTATGGAAAAGAGGCAGCGTAATGGCACAGCATGACTATGATATAGCAAACGGGACGGGGGCAGCCGTCAGGACAGATATTAATAATGTCCTAGATGCTGTTGTTAGTCAAAACAGCGGCGGCAGCGAACCAAGCACGACTTTTTCATATCAATATTGGGCAGACACCACAGCCGGCCTTTTGAAGATTAGAAACGGCGCGAATAATGCCTGGGTGACAGTGGGGGCATTAGACGCCGCAAACCTGGGCCTGGCGACATTAGCCAGCCCGGCATTAACAGGCAACCCAACAGCGCCAACACCAGCCAGTGGCGACAATGATACCAGCGTGGCCACAACAGCGTTTGTAAAAACATTAGTCGATTCGGCAGTGGCAACGGCAGTGGGTAATTTGACAGATGCCCAAATGCCCCAAGGTTCAGTGGTTCAAGTTAAAACTTTTAGGACTGAGGGAGCAGAAAATACAAATTCTACATCTTTTGTTGGTTCCTCATTGACAGGTTCAATAACCCCGCAAAGTTCGTCAAATAAAATATTAGTAATTTGCAACGTCACTTGCACAAGTGGGGCCAATATAAGTGGTGGCCCAGTATATATAACCGCTTATAGAGGGTCAGGTTTAGGTACTAATCTAAGTGGAACTAATCTTGCGGCTTTTGCAAATTCGCAACTTGCTCCCGGATTTGGTGTTTGGGACCCACTTGGTTCCACAAATACTAGCGGTGACAAATGGGGTCAATTAAATATTAATCATCTTGATTCACCATCCAGCACATCCTCAGTTAATTATACAGTTGGCTTTAGAAGTATGTATTCAAATCATAGTGCAATGGTCGGTGGAAACACATCTTTTCCAGCCGCATCAACAATGACACTCATGGAAATTAAGGGGTAATTTATGGCAGACGTAAAAATAAGTGAATTAACGGCACTCACAAGCCCCGATGGTGCAGAAGAGTTGGTGGTCAATGATGGTGGAACTACTAAGAAGATAACGATAACTAATGCAACATCTGCAAGTCTACCTAAAGCTGGCGGCACTATGACAGGCAATCTAGCCACAGCAGGTATCAGCAGTGTCACAGCAGGTACTAATAATACAGTTGTAGGAGCATCGGCTGGCGATAGCATTGTATCAGGGGGAAACTGGAATACATTAATGGGAGTTAATGCTGGTACTGCCTTAACTACGGGTGATAGAAACGTAGCCATAGGTGAAAATTCTTTAGCCGCAGCGACTACTCAATCTTACAACATAGCAATAGGACGTTATGCTCAATATGGCGCTACAGGCAGTGCTAACGTAGGTGTTGGCTATGAGACTTTAGGTGTTGCATCGGGTGCTAACAATTCTGCTCTAGGGGATTATGCTTTAACTGCTAACACCACAGGTGCAGAAAACGTAGCAGTTGGAGCCAGTGCTTTACTATCTAACACTACCAATGGTTATAACACTGCCGTTGGTTTTGAGTCTTTAAAAGTTAACACTACTGGTAATAAGAATACGGCTGTAGGTAGGAAATCGTTACTTTCTAACACTACAGGTATAGAAAACGTAGCGGTAGGTTATGATTGTTTAGACGCTAACACTACAGCAAGTGGTAACACTGCTATAGGTAAGTCTGCTTTAGGTGCTAACACTACTGGTGCTTCTAACACTTCTGTAGGTAAAAGCGCATTACAATTAAACACTACAGGTGCTAACAACACAGCCAGTGGTTCTGAAGCATTAAGATATAACACCACAGGGGAAAGTAATACTGCTGTTGGCCTGAACGCTTTATACGCTAACACCACCGCAAATAACAACACAGCTATGGGTGTTAATTCTTTAACATCTAACACCACAGGTGATGCAAACACTGCGGTAGGTAGAAATGCTTTGCTTACTAACACAACAGCAGGTTCCAACACTGCTTTGGGTCGCGAGGCACTGAGGGATAACACTACAGGTGCAAACAATACTGCGGTAGGTAAAAATGCTTTATCTCAAAATACATCAGCACCAAGAAATACTGCTGTTGGTACGCAATCTTTACTTTATGTTACTACTGGCGACAACAACACAGCATTAGGGTTTCAGACAGGGGCTAGTGGCACAGGGCTAACTACAGGGTATGGAAACACACTACTTGGAACTTATGCTGGTACTACAGGTGCTACTACTAACTACGCAAATGCTCTTGGGCAAAGTGTTAATGGAGCAGGAGGTTACACAACTCTAGGTAGTGGAGCTAATGATATAAGATCAGCACATGGTAACACATCATGGTCAACAGTATCAGACGAGCGTTATAAGAAAGACATTACTACATCTACTGCTGGCCTGTCTGTTATTAATGAGTTACGCCCTGTCACTTGGAACTACAAAACTCTTGGTGAGTTACCTGAGACATTCAATGCTTATGAAGCAGACTCCACAGAAGTATTCAAAAACACTCAGACTAATCACGGCTTTATAGCCCAAGAAGTTAAGGCTGTTATTGATGCTCACTCTGAAATCAAAGATGGGTTTAGGCTTTGGGATGATCGTGATGATGGTTCCCAAGAAGTAGCCGAAGCAGCATTAATCCCAGTGTTAGTAAAAGCAATACAAGAATTATCAACCCAGAACGCAGCACTTGAAGCACGTTTAACAGCACTAGAGGCATAAAAAGATGGATGAATTAACAGCAGAACAAATCGCACAGAACTACTCAGCTTGTGGTGATTCAGTAGCACTAATCAACGCAGGTCAGCCAGAGAGTATGTCTGATGAGGATTGGGCAGACTGTGTGGCACGTAACAAAGAGCATTTGGTTATTATGTTAGCTAAAGATTATTGGACTGATGAAGATATGACTGCTATGACGGCTGCTGCTGCTTAAAGGAACCAACAT